TGCGTTTGGTAATGCCACGCAGTACCACCGGAGTGGCTGTGAATTCTTCTCGACTCCAGCTGCTGATTTGACCACCAGCACCTTGCACAAAACTTTGTAGTATGGGATCGTACATGTGACCTTTTCTTTCGTATCTGTATTCACTGTCGGTACTCACTATGTTGTTGACAGGCAATGCAGCCAGTTGTTGTGTCAGCAGCGGCAAGGTAATACCATACACTATTCCTGCTGGGTCCACACGATATTTCAGAATGTTTTCGAACAGTACTGTGACGTCTGGTGGTGCTTGATCAAATATGCTCAAAGGCACCGGTGGTGGTGGTTCTACCCAGTCATCATCCAATGGTTCTTGATCGATCATTTTATATCACGCTGTTGACAGTATTCTGTAAAGATACGTTCTCGATGCCACTCATCCGAAAAGTCACCTTGATCAGCAAACTCATGGAAGCAAGGAGTTCCCAGTGTGTAATGAACCAGTTTTGCCATTGGGTTCCATTCGTATTCCACATCCAACCAATTCCATTCTTTAGGTAGTTCGCCAATGCGAGTATCATCTATCCACGAGAAGCGGTGGAGCTCGGCACCTGTGGCATGTTGGACAAACTCGGGAGTAAGTCGCCGGTTAGGAAAGCTATTACAATTCCACAGAATAACACTACTCCAATTTTTTCGAGGATAGTTTTCATTTTTTGATCCTAGGTATTTTTCACTCATGCGTGTTTGATAATCATGTTTGACCACTTGCACATCTTGTGCAGCATTACGCAGGTTCCACAATTCAGCAATGTCTCCACGCACAATCATGTCACCATCTATGAAGATAGCATGCCCGGTGTAGTTCATCAGGTGCGGTACCAGGAAACGACTGTAGATAAACTGATTGCTGCCATCTGTGTGTGTTTCTGTGTAGTCGCGGAACAGATTTAGAGCCAGGGGAATAATGCTGACTGGTTGACTGGCGTGTCTAATTATTGAGTTCACGCACACATGATATGCTATGGCTTCTCTGGGATCGTAGCCCACAAAGACTGGTATGATGTTTGTCATTTTCGTTCTATGTCCGTTTCCGCACAGTCCTCGCCGTACTGTATTTCAATCAGTTTTAACAGTTGGTCAGTTTCGTTGCACAACTGATGCCACTCATTTAATTTTATCCAGGCGGATTGATGCCGTGCAGGACTTACCATCAATTCATATTCAGTGCTGTGAGGATCTACTGTGTAGACTGTGGCTTCGCCTTGGGCCACAAACCAAAACTCTGCACGATTTGTGTGTCGTTGCATACTGAGTCGCTGTCCCGGCATCACAGTAAGTTCTTTGAGTTTGACATGGTTATCAACTTCGTGCAGCACACGATAGTAGCCCCAGGCACGTTGAGTCTTTGGGGCTTTCCATTCTTCCAGAATCCAACTGCTGCTATTCTTTTTGTCGTCGCCACCTACTCCAAATTTGAAGATCACATCTTGCACCACCATTTCAGGAATGTTGACTGCTGTGCGATCACCGCCGTTGGCAAAGATGATTTCATCATTGGGATACAACATCTGCACATTGCGAATGGCTTCAATCCCAGATCCGTCATCGTCGTTGAACAGGATACAGTGATCTACCATGCGTAGATTTTCTATCACAGCCACACGCTCAACAGCAGGCATAAACGGTCGGCCTTTTTTACGGCTCAACCATGCGTCAGAATTTACTCCCACTACCAGCCGATCACCAAGTTGGCGGGCTGCTGCTAGATAGGAGATATGTCCAGAGTGGCATGGATCGAATCCCCCGGTGCAGAGTACAATTTTCATACTTGTATTTAAACACTGATTAGATCAGGTCTAGTTTTTCCCACGGCAAATAGTCTTTGCCAAAGTGACCATAATTGGTAGTTGATCTATATATTGGGCGGAACAAATCAAATCTCTTGATAATTCCGGCAGGGGTTAGGTCCACATTGTTTTGTACCCAATCAGTGATGGCTTGACTGTTGCCATCACTTTGTACATAAAAGCTCATGGGTTGTTCAACTCCAATTGCATAACTGATCTGACATGTGGCACGGGTAGCCTGGCCGCTGGCCACAATATTCTTGGCAAGATAACGCATCATGTAGGCTGCACTGCGATCTACCTTGGTGGGGTCTTTGCCGCTGAAAGCGCCACCACCGTGTGGGCAAGATCCACCGTATGTGTCCACAATAATTTTGCGTCCAGTTAATCCTGTATCTCCATCAGGTCCGCCAATGACAAAGCGTCCTGTGGGATTGATATAGAACTCTGTGGAATTATCAATGTATTTTGCAGGCAGTACACCAAGAATAATATTTTTTACTGTCAGCCGAACATGATCAATATCTACCAAATCACTGTGTTGAGTACTGCACACAACCTTGGCTATGCGCACAGGTGTGCCGTCATCATGATATTCAAATGTGACTTGTGATTTTGCGTCAGGTCCTAACCAATCAACCATCTGGGTTTTACGCACTTCTGTCAGTTGTTCAACAATGCGATGGCTCCAGTAAATGGCTGCGGGCATAAAATTTGCAGTTTCATTACAGGCATACCCAAACATCAGGCCTTGATCTCCGGCACCAAACGAATCTGTGCCAAGTGCAATGTCAGCACTTTGCCCATGTAGCAAGTTTGTGATTTCTACTGTGCGCCAATCAAATCCTGATTGCTCATATCCAATTTCTTTAATAACACTTCGCACAGCAACATCAACATCTTCAGACTGTAGTACACCTTTGTACTCTCCGGCAATTACCACACGGTTGGTAGTTACCAAGGTTTCGCAGGCACATCTTAGTGCAGAATCCTGTTTGGCCATCACAAGATCTAGTACTGTATCGCTGATTGCATCTGCAATTTTATCTGGGTGCCCTTCTGACACCGATTCACTTGTAAACAAATAACTCATTAATTTCCTTAAACTTGAATATCTTCCATGCCAGCTGCTCTAAGTCTAACAATGTGGCCCAGCATGAAGTTCTTGCTTTCTAGTGCTTTCATGATACCCAGCCAGCGATTACGCAGCAGGGCCACTTCGTTGATAATAGTTTCAAAGTCAATCACTTCATCTTCGCCATCCACGTACTTTTCAGCATCTCTGCTGCTGAGAGCACGATTGTAACCTTCCAGGTACTTTTGAAAGTGCTTGCGACGAATCTTGCGCAACTGAATGTTCAGCAGATTCAACACAGCTTCCACTTCCTGAAGCTGGTAGAATCTCTGCTCAGTTATGCCCGGAAGCAGCTTGATGTTGTTCTCAACAATGCCGCCAATTCGGCAATCTCGTTTGGCATCCAGGAGCTCACGATCATAGTGTGCCATGAAGTCTGGGATCTTGCCCAGATCCGCGGCCACTTGACTATACCACATTAGTTTTCCCAGCGGTCATCATCTGTGGTGTCGCTATCTTCTTCAGGATCTTCATCTTCAGGATCCACATAGTCTTTGTCGTTGTCAAGATAAGCAGTGAGCGCACGTTTGATATCCACATCGTTCTTGAAGGCAGCACGAATATCATCCACATCCGAATCGTTGTCAATCAAGATTGCAACCACAGCTTCTGCTGCTTCGTCACGATCCACAGTGTTGACGTAACGCTTGAGCTCACTCCAGATTTCACTTGCTACTGTTTCGCTCATGCTTCGTCTCCTGCTTCTTCTACAACGACCTCATCCTTGATTTTGGCAAAATCTGCCATGACCTTGTCAAGACAACCATCTTCATTGGCTTCCCAGGCCTTGCGGAAATACTTGATAATCTCGCCTGTGTCCTGTATAGTGAATGCCAGTCTGTTGCCATCCTTTTTAAGAATACCTTTTTTCTCAGCCAAGTCAGTCAAGCCCGAGTACGGACTCATGCCTGTTGTGTAGGGAATCTTGACCTGCACACCTTCAAAAGGTTTTGAATAGCGTGTTTTCATGATCTTGCATGATGCACGGATACCGTTGACTTCTGACACCTTGTTGCCATCTTCATCTTCTTTGAGCTTGAGTTTCTTCATGGCAACCACGATTGAACTGGCGTAGATAAATCCTTGTCCACCGGAGATCTTGTCATCTGGGTCAAACATGTCCTGACTTGCGTATGTGTGATTGGTACAGACCAAGCCCACATTGTAATTACCAAACATATTGACACAGTTTCGAACCAGGGCTGTGAGTGCTTTGGGTTTACGACCCAGGTCACCTTTCATTTCGCCTGCTTCAAACTGGTTAACGTCTGTGGGTGTCAACAACATGCCCAGGCTGTCAATCACAAACATGACCTTGGGACGTTCTCCTTCGGCTAGGGCCTTGTAGTCCTGCATGAATGTTGAGATTGTTTTGGCCACATCATCAATCATGCTCATGCTCAGTTTCAGCAGTTTGTCTTGGCTGGTGTCCACGCCCAGTGCCTTGAGCCATGCTTCGTCTAGAGCGTTTTCGCTGTCAACCAGCACCACATAGATGCCTTGCTCTTGTGCGTTCTTGATAATGTTGCCCGAGCAGATGTAACTCTTGCCTGCACCACTTTCACCAGCAAACACTGTGACCTTGCCTAATGGAATGCCTCGATCAAAGAATCCTGAGATCAGGTAGTTCAGTGCAAAGTTGCCTGTGCTTACCCAGTCTGTGGGGTCATTGAAGCCAATGCTGAGTCCTTCAATGCTTTTTGTGATTTCCTTGCGGAACTTGCTTACGTCAAATGCTTTTGCCATGCTTACCCTTAGTGTAAAATTATTTGTGCTCGATTGTTGTCTCGAGAATTTCTATATAACATTTTTCTATATTCAAAC